TTATATACAGAATATCAGTTTTGCGTTGATATCAAGAGCAAGAAACAGAGACAATATGTATTACCATGCTGTAGCTTCAGTGTTCAGTAATGCAATATGGTTTCTCACAATGAAAGAGATAGTAATAAATGATTTCAGCCTTGATCTGTTCATACCTTATACATTTGGTACAGTAGCAGGAAGTCTTACTGGTGCTAAGGTATCAATGAGAATAGAGAAGTGGTTGGATGCAAAAGCAGATAGTAAATGACAAGCAATATAACCAAGAAAGTAATTGAAGACCTTATAGCTTCTGATCAGAAAGGATTGGAGGAGTACGGTGTGACAGTTGACAGGGAAGACTATACCCTGAGAGACTGGCTACAAGAAGCTTATGAAGAGACCTGTGATACGGCTAAGTATCTTAAAGCAGCAATTGAGAAGCTCGATAATAAATGCGTCAAGTGCGGTGTCAATCCGAACAACGAGATATCAGACTGGTGTGAACAATGTGTTAGAGATATAATATTATGAAAACAATGGTATTCTTTATATGGGTATTTGGCGTGCTTGTATGCCTGCCGTTAGCCACGTCCCTTACCCACAACGGGAATCATAATATAGAAGCGTTCAAGATAAAGTCGTTCTTCTACTTTGCTATAGTGTTCCTATCGCTTTTTGTGGGAGCGGTTATGTCCTCTTAGATCCCTTAAGTCTGGACTTCTCCCTCTTGCCTCTGTTCTTACTGACACTAATGCACACACAGTTTGATGGAGAGCTGTTACGAGGGTTCCCATCCTTGTGATGAATCTCCTTGCCAGCAGGACATTTCTTCTTCCGATTGACCTTATTCCTTGCGGCCCTGTCCAGCTTTGACTTCCTTGAACTTTGATGGTCTAGGTACTCCTTTTTATAATTTCTAACAGCCATAAAACAAAGATAATGATAACCCTCGACATCAATAACGAACAGATACAGCGGGCTGAGAACCTGTACCCTTTCGGTGCGCTGAACGGATCAATAACAAACGGCAGGTCAAACATATACGGTGCGCTTGGAGAGGTGGTGGTCATGGACTACTACTCACACCTTGATGTAGATACAGAGTCAACATACGACTACGACATGATAATTGACGGACACAAGGTTGACGTCAAGACAAAGCACACTACTGTAGTGCCTCGTGACTTCTATCTATGCAGCGTGTCAGATTGGAACACCACGCAGGCGTGTGACTTCTATTTCTTTGTAAGGGTGATGAAGGACATGTCAAGGGCGTTCCTCCTCGGCTATATGTCACCCGAACAGTTCTACAGGGATGCGTTCTGGAGGAACAAGGGCGAGCTTGATGTCAATGGTTTCGCGTTCAAGTCAGATGGATACCATATAAAGATATCAGACCTGCTCAGGTTCAAGACCTGAATACTCAGCCTTAGCATCAAAAGATGGGCAGGCTTTGGAGCTTACATCTCTGTGACCTATTATCTCAGCGTCAGGGTATCTGCCCAAGAGGTCAATAAGCAGGCAGCGTAGCGTCTCCTTCTGCTTCTCTGTTCTGGTGTCCTTTGGACTGCCATCACTATCATCAACCCCTCCTATGTAACATACTCCGACAGATGCTTTGTTATGCCCCTTTGCGTGAGCGCCTGACCGTGACTCAGGGCGACCCTTGCGTATCGACCCATCCAGCTCAATCACCCAGTGGTAGCCAATATCCGAAAATCCACGCTCATCTACGTGCCACCTTCTTATTTCATCAATAGATACATCTCTATTCTCAGGGGTAGCCGTACAGTGTACTATAATCTTATTAATTTTTCTCATGCAAATTTCCATTTATACCCACCAGCCGTTTTTCTTTTTCCATTGCAAACGCATCCTATGTGAGTTGTGTTTAAAAAGTTTTGTGCTTCTGTTATTGAATCAAATTTACTTAATTCATTACCGTTTAAATCCATCATTATTATTGGCTTTGAAGCTCTTTCTTTTGGAGAGTACTTGTTCAATCCCCACATTCTTGCGTGAATATTGTTTTCAGAATAAGTACAATACTCTAAATTATCAATGTGGTTATTCAACTTGTCCCCATCCTTATGGTTTACCGTTATTCCCCTTTTTTGTTCGCCAAAAAATGATTGAGCAACTAATGAGTGAACATATCTTTGAGACACAAAACCATTCTTATTGAGATTGACAACATAATAACCGTTTTTTGCTTTGTAGTTTTTTAGTTTTCTACCCTTTACAAAAAGATTAGACGAACCCCTTTTTACCTGCCTATCTAAACTGTAAACGTTTCCGTATTCATCAACTTGATAATAACCTTCGTATTCTTTTATGTCTTTTTTCATACCGTAAAGATACAAAAAATACCAATCCGATGATACTTGTTTTTACCACTTTCTAATAGTGTCAATGCTAACATCTACACCCCTCTGGAGTTGCTGAGCAGTGTACTATTATTTTTTCTATCTGTCTTGCCATTGTGTTCGCATTGATTGGTTCTTAAGCATTTCTTCCCGCATTCTACTGGTCTCGTCTCGCACCAAGTTTTTTTCATCTAAAATTCTGGATATGAAAACGGGTCACTCGTGTTTTTCTTCTCTTTCCCCGCCTTTGGAATTGTTTTCAGTAGCTTCTCGTATGAAGTGTCTTTCATTTCTTTATATTCTTTCGCCATGTTTTTCAGATATATGGATCTAAAGTCCCTGTAACTTGGTATAAGCCCTAAGTTTCCAGCTACTTCAAATGGGATTCTCTCATAAAATTCACCCATATTCTTTTCTCTTGTCTCTTCCTTCTTTGAGGTGGCGCCTCTTGTGAGCAATACACCAGCTCTCGCAATTGTCTTTGCAAATGGAGTGTATGACCCAAGAGATGAGATTACAGCGTCAGCCACAATGTCATCACCAGACTCAGGCGCTACTGATACTTTTGAGTAAACAACGCCATCCTTATACTTGTTGTAATCACCCTCTCTTGTTATGCCTTCTCCGTACTCCTTATTGAGATACTCAACCCCGTAATTTATAGGTATCTGAGCCAAGTTTCCAAATCCTCTACCAAGAGCGAGTGTCACAACAGCTCCTAATCCTTGTCTACTAACATCGTATTTGTCAAGCTCATCTTCATCGTCATCAATTCCAAGGGCTTGGTAGACCATATTTATAGCAGCGTCCATGGCTAATTTATATGCCGCCATTCTAAGTACGGTTGCCGATAAGAGAGCAGCGCCCTGAAGTCTTGTAATATCAGACCTTCCCATCAGAGCCTGCACTCCACGAAGAGCTGAGTAATACTCAAAAACTCGGAATCGGGTCATGTACCTATCTACAAGCATTACAGCCTGCTTTATTGCGCTTGCGTTCTGATCCCTTACATTCTTTGGTATACCTGCGAATGGGTTGTTTGATGCGGCACTATCAACTACAGCTTGGTCAGCGTCAAATGTCGCTTCATTTATAGCATACTCAAACTTTTCTCTGTAAGCCTTGTCATTCGCAATTTTATCCCAATTAGGCGCTTGACCTGTTATCTCTTTGAACTTGTCATTGAATACTCCAACAAATAACGGCCTTGCTACAATGACATCTGGCTTAGCTACAAGCCCTTCATTAAACTCTATTATCTTTTGAGGTATTGTCTTTGCTGCTTTTCCAACCACATTTGCGGCAGCCATGAAGTCAGACGTTGTCTCTTCTGCCTTGAATATCTTAGATCCCGTCATCAAGTTGGATTCAACATCCTTACTTGTAAGGTCTGCATCCCCAGTTATTCTTGTCTTCTCTGCTGTTGGAAGGTTTTTGATTGCAGCGTCAAGTGTTTTTCTGTCTATCCCTGAAGCAGCCTTGATACCAGCTACGAAGTTTATTGGATTTGCTATGGCAGCATGAAGAGCATTTGTTGTTAATTCAACCACCGCCTTTATCACGCTGGCTAACTGAGCCAAGTAGCCAGACTTCATCATAAGGTTTATGACATTTTCAACTGCTACACTGTTCTTGCTCACGTTCTGATACTGACTTCGTACAATCCCATCGTATATAGACTCAAGAGAGTCGACTATATCGTTCTGAGCCTTGGTTGTTGCCCTGTTTCTCATATTCGCAAACGCAATCTTAGCACGCTTAACGATAGGGTACATGTGGTATCCTGTAACCGTTTTCCTTGACGCAGAGTACGCAGTCTCAATGGGGTCGAACGATATTGAATGAACCCTTCCGCTACGCTGTGCAAGAAGCTTGCTTTTAAGAGATGGATTGCTAAGGGTAGCTGCGAAGTCATCAAACTCCTTAGCCATTGAAGACTCGCTGTTCGTTACTTTTGGAAGGTGTACGTAATTCTGTCTTTTAATGAATGGCAACCCCTGCATAGCAGCATCCATCTCCGCCATATCCTGAATCTTTTCGTACTGATTGTCAATGATTTTAAGCGCCCTCTTCTCCTTGTCTGAGAAGCTGTCAAATATTTTCTGAGCATCAATCTCACCGTCTACCAAGAACTCATCCATCAAGTCCTTTATGATTTTCTTTTCAGATTCATCGTAAATACTATCCTTATCGTTCAATGTGGCTTCAATCCATCCTTTAGCAGGGTTCACTTCCTTGTTCTCTGGATTGCTGTCAAACTCACGCTGAATTTGATACATAACGAGCTTAGCTTTCTGCTTGAATCTTTGGTTTTGATTCTTAGAGAGAAGACCCGTTGCGTTCTCAAGTTCCTTTTGAATATCCTTCAAATTTGACTTAACACTCTCAAAGGCTACTGCGGTAGGGTTGAATATGTTCTTGTAAATTCCAGTAGACTTGAACCTCTTTGCCGCTGTTTTTAAGGCTTGGTCAAGGTTTCTCAGTGGAACTGAACGAAGCCTGTTCTCCACCGCCTTGCCCTTGTCTCTCTTTGAAGACTTGAATAGGTTTGATATCGCTGTCCTTATCTTTGAAGCTGTCTTGTCAATTATGCCAGATTCACTTATCTCTGTAATAGGAACTGCGTTACCGTCTCTATTTCCCTCTACGATTATCTGTCCTTTTAGTAGGTACTCAGAAACAATACCAGCGTTTAGCATCTCAAGACCCCTCACAAGCCTTCTGGCTGCCTCTAAGCTTAACCCTTCAAGGTCTTTCTCGGTAAGTGTTTGAGCAAATTTAAACGCCTTCTTTTCGTCATCATTCAGATTATCAAGCTTCGATGGCATAGATGACATTGCCTCATTAAAGTCGTCATTTACAGCCTGCCTTTTAGCCTCCTCCTTTTGTAATTTTTCAGCTTCAGATAGACCAGTGTCTTCTTTTGACTCTTTCAGCATATCTGAGAAACGGGTCATTAGTTCGTACTCAGAGTCTGATATCTTACCATCCTTTAGGAGCTTGTCAAGATTCTGTTTGGTTGATATGTCAGTGTCAATATCATTCTCTATTCTCTGAGCCACGGATGACGCTCTTGAAAGGTCGTTAGAGTATTCCCTTACAACTTTCTCAACTGAAGAAAGAAGCTCGTCTCTACTCATTCTGTCCTCAAACTTCTTGTTGACGTTCACTATATCATTGATAATGGCGTCATATATCTGTCGCGTCTGCTCGGATAGATATTTTGGATCTGTCTTGAACAATGAGATGAGCGGAGCTTGAAGGTCTTTCAAAGCACCCATACTCTTCAACTTCTTAATAGCAGCAGCCCTTCTCTTGTACCGTATTGCTCTTGCCACCCTATCCTTATCGTTCTGAATAGCCTCACTTACGCCATCAAGCATTTTCTGCATGTTGTTCACGTTGGCGTTCTTGAGATTTGTAATGACCTTGTTTACTGTTCTCTTTGAGTATTTGCTTATTCCTGAATCTCTAAGAATAGCCCTCATCTCCTTAGCAACAAGTTCTCTAGCCTCGTTGATATCCTTCATTCTGGCTATACGCTTTCTGAGCGTTTCTATAGACTCTACCCTTTTCTTTGCGTTTATACCCATTGCAGCGTTTATATCAGCAATGTCGTACCCTTTTCTCTTAAGAAGTTCAATTATTACACTATCCGCAAAATTGTTTGCCCTTCCTGCATCTATTATAGACTGCATTGATTGATTCTTGCTGAATGCAGCCTCTGGATTCTTTAACTGTTTAAGTTGTGCGTCTGTAAGCTTTATCTCCTTACCTGAGAATATGTCTGCGAGACCAGTTCCTATGAACTCGTCAAGAGTCATATTCTGTATCTCTTCAATCGTAAGGTCTTCAGATAACTTGAATTTGCTCTGAATATACTTCCACATTGACAAAAGAAATTCCTGAAACTTGCTGTTAACAGCAGCATCAGCTATGCTCTGACCTTTATTGCCAATTAGAATTGCCAAAGCTTCGTTTGCGGCCTTCTTTGAGTCTCCGTTAAATGTCTTGAGCTGCTTTTGGTACTCCTCAGTTTGCTTTACAAGTTCAACTCCTCTAGCATACAGCTTCTTACCTTTCTCTGTTGTCTGCAAGTAATCTGTCCATACGTGACCGTACTCATGTATTCCCGTATTGAACAACTGAGACTCACTATTATGCACGTCTGGATTGACGTAAATATCTCCGCCAACAGTCACACCATAAACAACCTCACCTCCCTTTAGATGTTTCTTAACGCCCTCTGATGCCATCACATTATCAAATGTGGCTTTATCGGTGGACATCATCACGGATGGGAATGCGTTATTCATAAACGCAAAAAGCTTCGCTGCGTTTTGGTTGTTCCCCTTTGCTTTTGCCGCAAAGAACTCAGCAGATGAAAGTCCAGTTTGCGTGGGTACTCTTTCGGAAAGAACGGTTCCTACTGACTTTTTCTTACCCTTAGACTCTTGAGACACAACATCTCTTATTGCTGCGTTGTATGTTACAGGAAATGCATCTGTAGCATGAATTGATTTATCAAGAACACCTATCAGACGACCTCTTACTCCCCATTCGTAGTTTTTATGATTGGTCTTTACAGCGCCAGCGTTTCTTACGTCAACTCCCGTTATTGCAACCACCTGTCGCGGCTCAATGTCCTTCATCTGAGGATCTGTAATTGCCTCAACAATTGAGCTTAATGAAACAGCTGCTCTGTCCTCAGTTGGACGCCCCTCAATCAAGGCTGCTGACACAGAACCTTTTTTAGGAGCGCCTACATCCTTTGTTTCATTCGGTTTATTTGGAGTACCTGTGCCTATTGTTTTCGCTAAAACAGTTCTTGCTCCAAGCGGTATTTTTTTAGTAAAGTCACGAGATAGAATATCGTCAATCTTTGACGGCTTGTCTGACTTAACAAAGCGGAATAGCTCCTCGTATAATTTTACTTCATGCTTGTCAACAGGGCCTAATTTATCCTTTGCTTTTAGAATCTTCAATCTCTCTTTACCTCTCTTCTTCAGAACGGACAAAGCTTTCTTTCTGTTTTTAACTGGAAGCTTTTGTATATTCTGTAGAAGCGCCCTTGCTACTGCCTCATTTGATAGTATTGACTCTTCGCCCATTTTTACAACAGCCATTGGAACGAGACCATCATACTGAGGGTTTTGCTTCCACCAATTATCAAAGAACTCCTTATTAGCCTCGTATATTGATACGGCTTTTTTAGCTTGATTGTCAGCTAAGTCTTTGTTGACATTAGCCCATGCGGCATCTTCACTGAAGAATCCTATACCACCATTCAGATTAGTTATAACCTCTCCAGTGTATGGGTTTATAGCGTCTCCAGTGGTAAGTTGATCTGATATGGTGAACATGAACGGAACTCCATCAAAGTCCTCAATCTTCACAACTTTTATATCGTTGTTTGACCTGCTGTTCAGTTCATTGGCGTCAATAGGCTTTCTCTCCTCCTTTGTAGTAAACTGAATCTCAGCATTAACCACCTCCATGTCGTTCATCTCATCAACTATGGTCTGATTGACCTCGTCAACGACTACGTCAGGGTCGGTGTCTGCCCTTAATCTAAAGTCAACCTTCTGCTCTGAAACAAGAGCCTCAAGGTCTTTTACTTGCTGTTCGAGTTTCGCTTCTTCGGTGTCAACCTCTTCGGTAACTTCCCGAACGTCTCCTTCTCCCACCTCTCTGCCGTCTCTGGCAGGTTCTTGTACATCCACCGTCTCTGTGCTTGGCTCTTGAATGGCATCTTGTTCTGTTTTAGTTTCTGTTTTAGGAGCCATAATAACTCTCCCTTCTCCTATTTTTTCTACAACCTCAAACCCTCTTTTTTCAAGCATAGCTTGCATTTGAGGATTTACAACATCTACTTTTATAGTAGCGTCAGGATTCATTTCTTGCACATCAAAAGGAAGGTCTTTCACTCTGTCCAATAACTTTGAACCAACTCCTTTTCCATCTACAGATTCATCGACAACAACATCAAAAGTGTATTCGCCAGTTGAATTGTCGTATGCGGTATATGCTCCTCCAACGATATTGCCTTCGTTATCTCTTGCTACTGCTGCAATTTCCCTATCTCGTGTTATACCTAAATCTCTCTTTTTTGCGATTTCAGCAACCTCTGCTTCTGCTTCATAATCAATATCCCCAAAATCATCTATCGCGGCATCAATAGTTACGTCTATAACTTCCCTGTCCTCAACCACAGCCTCCTCAACAGGAGTAAACTTCTCCATCTCAGCGTTGTACTCATCCTCAGTGAGTGTCACAGTACCCTTGCCGTCATTACGGTTCACAGTGGCAAACGCCTCAGCTGTAGGTGAGGTTACCTCTACAGGTGCTTCGTATGTTGGGGCGGTCTCTTCTGTAACAGCTTCTTCGGTAGGCTCTTTAGCCATCACCTCATCAATCTGAGCGTTTATCTCTTGTAACTTTTTCTTACCAGCTACAGTTGTGTTTCCCTGAAGTTTTTTCTTTTCCTTCTCAAGAGGAACCAACTCACTTACCCTGCCAGCGTCTGTGATACCAGCTTCAGCAAGGTCTCTCTTGATAATGGAATCCTCTCTTATATCCTTCTTCTTCTGCTCGGCAGCTTTCTTTAACGCATCATTCCCTTTGATGTCAATCTTGGCAGCGGCAATCTGTTCGTCAGTAGCGTTGTCAAGGAATGATTGAAAGTCCTCTTGTAAGATTTGCTTCCCGTCTACTTTTATAGACTCGCCCCTTCTTAAACCAGTTCTCGCGCCTCTCCCCGCACCGAGCATAATGGAACTGCCAAGAAATGTTGCTACAGCAGTTTCAGCAGCTTCTCCTGACTCTACATAATCCGCAATAGCCTCGTATAATGTTATTCCAGACCCCTTTGTCCCTATCTTAATTCCTTTTTCTTGAAGCTTTCTGTTGTACTCTTCTAAAGCCCCTTGAGCAACCTCAGTTTCTGCTTCAATAAGTGAGTTTTTAGTTATGCCCCAAAGCTCCTTACCTATCCTATTCTTGTTCTTTTTTACAGCCTCTTCTACAGATTCTTTAAATATTTTGTTCTTAGCAAATCCAACTGCTTTTCCAATACCGATTGTTTCTAATACGCCAGCTAAACTCCCCAATGCCATGGCTGTTATCTCATCTTCCGTGTCATTAGCTACAACCTCCTCTGGGGTTAGTCCGCTTCTCTTTGCTTCAGCCTCTACTGCATCAATATACATTGGAGTTCCCATCTCGTAAACAGCAGACGACCCCAATGTGGGTATCGCCCTCGCTATGGAACCCATAAATTGTATGGCGTTTGAAACAACTCCAGACGCAACTTTCGTGTAGTTACCTCTCTCGTACGACTCTATAACAGGAAGAACATCTTTCATCTGTTCTTCATATTGCTTTATCTCTTTGTAATTTTCAACCTGACGTTCTTTGTTTGTCATTTTCTTAAATGACACTCCATCACCGTCAATGGCAAGAGTCCACGATGGGTCATCACTCTCAATATCTTCACTTATTTGACCAGCATATAATGCTGACTGCGCTGGTAGCATTTTCGTCTTGATCCACTCATTTTGAATCGCATTTCCTATTCCCTCCCAAAAACCAAGTTGTTGTATTTTATCTTGCGCCCGAATCTCTGACTCTATCGATATCTCTTCTTGTAATTCGGCTAATTGACCGTTTATTCGCTCATCGGCAATAGATTTCAGTCTGCCAACTTCTTTAATGAACTCAGGATTCTTTGAAGACTCATCAGATATCCGCTTATTCATTACTGAACTGAACTTTGAAAGCTCATCGTTAGCCTCGCCTTCAGTCATCTCTCCTGAATTTACAAGATCAGTAAGCTCATTGAACTTGTCTTGATACTGCGACTGGTATTTTGCTTGGATTTTTGAAACAACTCCTTGAATCTCTGGGCTTTGGTCAATCGCTTTCTGAAGGTCTATAGTTGCGTTTGTGACTATTCTATTAGCTTCGATTGCAGACTTCTTCAGCATTTTGTCCTCAAAAATCTGATCTGGCGTCTTGACATCCTTCATGGTCATCTCGCCACTTAGAATCTTTTTCCCATAATTCTCAAAGTCAGGGACTTTTGCTTTATATACTTCTTCTGTTGGGAATATGCCTACAGGTTCTTCAGATACTTCTTCTATCGTCTCTTCTTCTACTGGGAATATACCAACTGGCTCCTCCTCAACAACAGGTTCCTCAACCACATCGGCAGATACACCATCTTGTAAAGGGGATTCGGTAGGACTTTTTTTTTCAGCCGCATACTTCTCCTCTGTCATGGCGTATGCAGGCGCAGCGTTACGCTGCCCTGTCTCCATCATCTCAGGAGTGAGTTCTTCTTCTTGGGGTTTGATTTCAAATAACCCTTGAGACAGCTTATCTTCAAAGTCAACAACCCCATAGTATTCAATCAGCTCAGATTTAGTTGCCTCTGATCCGTTTGCTGTGATGTAAATCTCTTCTTTAGGCTCGTCAACATCTGTAAACAACCCATCGGACAACATATTGTCAAATTTATCTCCATAATATTCACGCAACTCAGATTCAGTTGCTACCGTACCGTTTGCGGTTTTATATTTCTTCATATCTACACTTTACTAACAATCATTGCCAAACTTATCTTTCCCATTCACACAGTCTCTACCTCCGCTTCCGTCTATCATCTCGCCTTTTGATACCCTTGTGTACACATCGCTAAGTATCTTCTTGACCTTTGACTTGTCGGTATCTTTTCTGCCAACGGCAACGCTTATCTCACCGAGTCCGTCCACTTTTATTTTTATGTTTTTACCCGTTCTTGACACCGTATAGTCGCTTATTCCTGCCGCAAAAAGATTGTCTCTTATTGCAGTCTCAAACGATTCGTTCACATCCTCGTCTGACACACCAAAAAGACCTGAACGTACTTTTATG